TCTTGTAGTACAAGTACTACAGTCCCATTTTATTACAACTAAATAGTAGTCCATGAATCACTAAACTGTGGATAACTTTTATCTTGACAAACGACCGACCAACTCCCCCCGTAGCACATTCCTAACTAATACTATAGCACGACAACCTTCGTCGTGATGTAATGGAAATGCAGACGTAAAAAAAGGGCGACCTAAGTCGCCCTTTGCCGAGCTATGATGATAGGAAACTATGCAGACAACCTAAAGTCTGTTATTTCTTCAACTGTTCTTTTCTTATTGTTAGATGATACACTCTCTTTGATAGGCATAGCTTGTACCATTGTGTTTTGCGTAGGAACTTTGCATTTATGATATTCTAAATCGCCAAGTTTTTCTCTAACAAGTTTATTGTCTATCTTTGCACCGAGTCTTTGAGTGACATGAATTGAATAGTCTGTACCGTGTAAGAGATTAGCATTTTCACTAAAAGCCATATCAATAACTAATTGTCTATTTACTTTTATGAAATCGTCTAATTCTTTCTTAACAACTAACGCTCTTGCGTAGTGGTCAATGATAGAGAGTTTAGCTTTCTTGCTCATTCTAGCTTTGCTTTGATGAGCTTTTTCTAATACTTCGATTATATTAACTGATTTTGACATATAGTTTTTCCTTTCTGTTCTTTCTAAGTTAATAAGTCTTATATAATCCCATTTTATTATAAGTCAATAGTTTATTTTATTTTTTTTGGCACTGAAGTAACTCAGCTGGGACACGTCCCCCCTGAACTATTACTATAATACCCCCGACCCGAATCCGCGATGCAATGGAGATGGAGAGCTTCACCACGGAACAACAGTCCAGTCTACAAGATTCATCATGGATGTTACCAGCAGCAGTGTTACTGCAGCTACCTGCTGCGGGAACAGCAGCAGGAAGACGATGTAGATAAACAATGCAGAAAGAATGAAATGCAGCATCAATTGTGATGCCTCCCATCAATAAGCGTCTCGAATGCTTCATGTCCGTCATAGTTGGTAACGTCCAACATGGCACCGTCAAACCAATCCATATACCAGTATTCCACGCGGTGGAGCTCGCCGTGCTCGTTTACGAATCCACGCAGCTCATCGCTGGGCCCGCCCCAGCTAAACTGCCAACGCCAATACCCCTCGGTTTGGTCATCGAATGTATGCGGTTCAACGTAATCGAATCCGAGTCCTTCAAACTCAGGATCTTTCAGGTCTTCCTGCCTCTCTGTCCACTTCTCTTCGACCAAGTCAGCGCAGCGCAGGTCCCGCTTCTGGTCTGGTAATATTGTAACTGTTTCCATGTTATTCCTTTCTAAAGTAATGGGGTTGGCGTTGTGTAACTTTTGTCTCGAGACCAACCCCTAGTTAATAAGTCAGGGCGTCTGGCAATCTTAGCCGATAATGAATCGGCAACGTGTTGCTTATGGAAGCCTATATTTTCAAGGTTCTCCTCAGCTCCTGACTCGTGTGGCCGTTTGCAAAACTTCTAAACGGATTCAGTAGCCACTGTAGTTGTTATCTGGTGTTTAAACTCGCCAGCCCCTTCAGGTACGGAATCCGATTGAACTACATGTACTTATATAGTCCCACTTTATTAGATAGTCAAGAGCTAAATTAATTTTTCTTTATCAAAAGTTCCTTCAGCTGGAGATGCTCCTGAGTCCTGTAACTACTATACTACCAAAGCTACGTGGGTCGCCGATGGGGAATGGAGATGCGGTGAAGACTTCCCTGGCTGCACGTGCAGCGGACCAGGATCTACTATTACGGTGGAACAGGGCAGGTTTCTGCCAATGGAGATGGAGAGGTATCTCAGTCTTCAGGTTACCCGCAGCTGGGGCAGCTATTACTATGCTTCGGGGATGGCGGGTTTCTGCAATGGAGAATGGAGAATGTAGTCCTGGATCTCAGCCCAGGCAGCTGGGGATGCGGGGTGAGCCCATGTTTTACTAGCGTGTTGGGGGGACAATGCAGCAATGGAGACGACAATGGAAGAAGAAAATAGGCAGATCAATCTCTCTTCGAGGATCTGATGCATAATAAAACTTCTTCCGCCCTGCAAACTATGGCTAAAATGCCACGATTTTTGGAAGGCACTTAACTTCGCTTTATTGACTTTTGTTGATGTTTTAAGTTCCAACCAGAACATTATTCCATCTTTGCAACCATAAACGTCTGGTACACCAGGTGACGCCCAACTCTCTAGTCTTGTAAAGAAAACACCAGGCATGTTTGCCTTGATGGAATTCCAAAACTTACTCTCTGGCTTCACTATGATTCAAGAAAAAGAATAACAAGGAACACAATCAAAAAAGTTATTTTCCAATTTGCCCACATACCTATCGCTATCAACGGAAGTATAGGATTACGATTTACCTTAAAGTTTAAATCAATTGGCTCAACATTTAAAGTATCTGATTTCTTCATGGACATCTTTTCATCAACTCCATCATTTGATTATAATACAACAACCTAAACTCAAAGTCCTCAGCAGTCAGCGCTGCACGCCTCAAGTTCTCTACTCTACGCCAAAACAAATCGTCCGTCATAGGTAATGCAGTATACTCATATAAATCTGGTCTAACTATTACTAACATAACTTTCTCCTTTTCTGGTAGCGAGGGGCACCCTACCGTCTATTCCCTCCGTTCTGTTTCTTATGTTGGGAGAGCTACCGAAAACCTATATAGTCCCATTCTATTTTATAGTCAAGCTTTATTTTCTAATTCTTTAACTTCCTCAAACGTAGTTTCAATACTGTACTGTTCTTTCAAGTCCTGTAGCTTCTTTTCAACCTCTTCTCTTGACATGGAATCAATTGTACCTGTGAGTATTTCTTTCTTATCAATATACAACCCAGCTATCTGTCCTCTTCTGGTTTCTGCAGCTACGGCAGCATTATAATTACCAGCAGCAGACGCTTGATCTCGCAACCTTGCTAATGTAGCCAACGACCTTTCCTGACTACATCTGTATCTTTCTGTGTTAGCTCTTACTTCAGCTTCAATTGCTTTTACAACCTTTGGATTCAACTCAGGGTTCTGCAACCTGGATGCCAGCTCCCTACAACTCTTTTTGCTGTATCCTGCTTCAGCAGCACACTGCGATGCAGACTTCAAACCTTCTGAATGCACCAATAATAATACAAACTTCCTTTGTTTAGGAGTTAGATCAAACAATGCGTCAGATAAAGGCTGTGGTATATATACTTCGTTATTTTCTTCCATAATGCATCATTTCAATAGATGTTTTCTTTACAAACTTAATTTATATAAAATTTTTGTGGGAAATGCGAGTTATTTTCGTAAAATATAGATATTTTGTAACCTTAATAATACCTAAAAGTTACATAAAGTTACATAAAAACCTAAGTATTCTGCTACTTGTAACCTTGTAACCTTGTAACCTTAGTTTGACAGAAAAATAATTAAAAATATTTTTGTGGTAGAAACATCTATAAGAATAGCTGTTTATGAAAACATTTTAGGGTCTTGGCTCACGACTCGTAGTGCTTTTTCCAATGCTTTTCGCCCATCAGTCATGATTATTTCCCATTCTTCTGCAGTATATGCTCTATCGTGCTTTGGATTGTAGAATTTTACGGAAACATCACCGCAATGGCGACATTTATAAACTTTTCTTACTGGGCTTTCTGGTAGTCGTGTGTACATACCGTTTTATCCTTTGTAATGGAAATAATACCACATTCTCAGGTAATTTTTCTTTAAAATATATTGAATCCATGACTTCCATGGACTTTATTCTCTCGTACTGATTGGTCCGTGAGGCGAGGATCGCGTCAAGTAAGTCTCGTTGCTTTAATATCTCCTGGTCGCTCATACACACCTTTCATTTGTCGCCCCCACCCAGCGTAACTGGTGCAGGGGCTTCGGGAGTTGAAAACGTGAATTTTCTGTCCCAAACTATAATGGAAAAGATGCTATTATGCAACTAAAAGTGGGGGAGCGTTACAAGCACTCCCCCTGCGAAGTCATGTGCATTGATGATTTAACGGGTTTACGAACAACTTATCTGGGAATCGAGGCCCGAACCATCTCCAAGCTTTTGCCGTGATCTGCACAAGAACCACTGAATACTCCTCTATCCCAACTCTAAAAGGGCGGTTCGCCCTTAAACTCGACAACAGGTTTACTCTGGATGAATTTTGTAGTTTTTGAATGATTCGGGGTCCAAGGGCGGTCCCCAATACCACGTTGTGACTTCATCCGAAACCCCTTCACTCCAGGTTTGGCTGTAATACTTATTTTTTGCGAGGTGCCCTTGTGAGTGACAAACCTTACACTGTTCAATGGCTTCCTCTGCCTCGAATCTAATTTTAATATACCCATTGCCTTTACAATGATCGCATATAATCATATCGCCTCCACAATATTTTTCTTAGTCGCTCCCACCGCATGCGAGCTGCAACTTCTCTCCAGTTCCGTGGTTCGCGGGGCGCGGTCTTTGCTACCCGCGCGTACTCACGAAGTAATCTATCTTTTAATGACGTCTTGCGGCCCATTCCATCCCTTCTTTCTCTTTCGCAAGCCTCTCAGCGTCCACTCTATTCTCTAACTCTTCAATTTTTGCATTCACATACATCCGCATGGATAATCTTCCTGCTAAAAATCCTATCACAAACACGCCTAGGATAGCGGTAAGATGCCATAAGTGAAACATACTTAAAATACCCTCCTTAAAAATGTATCAAAGCGTTTATCGGTTAAACTGACAAACCCTTCTTCTCGATCTTTTAAGATTTTAACAATACAATTAGCTTGTTCTAATCTTCCTTTTTTTCTTAATATTTTTTCATACTTTTTAAGCATAGGAGTGCTTAATGATTCTATTTGATGCGATTTATTCCCTATAAAATTAGCGAATAAAACCCCTAAACTAAACACGCCTACAAAGGCGATACAATACCATATATAAAACATATATTATCCTTTCTACAAAGCATCACTTTGTCATATTTCCAGGTGCAGTACTCTTTACTGAAATCACCGAAATCATTTTTTATGCAATCACGCATAAAAGTCTGATACGGCGAAGTATACACTAAAAAGTATACAACGCCAAGTATCGTTCCACACAGGCACAGAATGCCTATGACTTTTGTAAGAAATTGTAACATGAAATACAATAATGAAAGAAAATACCAAAAGATGTTTTACCAAATCGTTCTCTAATCATATTGATCTCTAAGTACTCACGTTTACATCGGTAACACTGGTGTTTCATGTTATGCTGCGTCTTTAATTTTAAGACGTGAACCTGACTGTAATCCCCAGTTGTATACTTCAAGAATTACTTCTCTATAGTCAGCAGCGTTTGTGCAGTGAACAATTTTTCTGGAATTCTGTGCTAACTTTTTATTCCAGGTACGTTTACTAAAACGCCAATGATTATAAATAGATAAAAATGCAGTAACAAAGTTCCTGTTTTTATAATCAACTAAGTAATTTTTAAAAGTACAAATATACTCGGCTGTTTCACATGCTTCATTCCAATCTAAAATTTTAAAACGTCCTTCTTTAAAGTCCTGTTCTATTTCTCTTGTTGGATTAACAACCGTGCCAAGCAACATCATTAAATTATTTCGATGTGAAAATTTATATTTTTTTCTAAACAAAGAATACATGTGATATGGTTTAGTATTATACGTGTTTGGATATTTTTGTCTTTCAACATCCATGTTTGAATTCAAATAATCTTCTGTATTCCAATTGTTTGAAATATTATTAATGCGTTGAATATCAGAAACCGTAACATCAACATCAGTAATGATGTATCGAATGGGAATATCTAATCTTCGGTGTGCTTCTAATCTATGAAGTCCATCAATAACTTTCATATTTTTATTTACGAGAATTGGTAAAGGCACATATTTTTTTTGTATACTTTTAATTATACGATTAATATTTGTCTCAGCTCTCGCTGTCGTAGGCACTCTATTGCCAACAATTCTGTCAAAAATACTAAAATCTTTCGTTGAATAAACAATATCATATTTTTCTTTTTTCATGCTGCTAACTTTCTCTTTTTTGCTTCTTGTTTTACCAAGTAGGTTATTTGCATACCAGCCGACCGATCGTCAGCGGCAGCTATCTTCTTCAATAATTTATACGTCTCGATGGCTACTGCCACACTTTTAAATTTTTTCGTGTTCATTATCTTCCCTCACGTAAATATTGTTCATGCCTCTTTATGGCGTCTTTTGAACTAGGATTAATAAACAAATCCTTCTTCGCCAATTGAAGTTTAATAACTCTAGGAAGAGAATACAAAATATCTAAATAAGTAGGTGTTTTTTCCTTATCTAATTTTCCACTGGTAAAATACTCAAAGATTTCTTGAATATCTTCTCCCAAAGCTTTTAAAAGATTAGCGTCTGTCCATTCAAAAGGGACACTTGTTGTGTCATTTTCATCTTTATACATCAGTTCAACAGGATCTGTGTCGTAATTTATTTTATACTCGCCAACATCCATTTGTTCTGAAATTTTTAATTGTTCTTTGGATACACCCATTTTCTTTATGTAATCCAAATAACCTTTTTCATATTTTTTATCTGTCATGCAGTCTCCTTAAATGGCAACTTTGATAAATGTTCCTGGTATTCGATGTCGCCAAAATCGAATGCCGATTGCTCTGGTTCGTGAGCCACGGTCGGTGTAAACTTACGCCCCGCATTTCTAGCAAGGTCTGTCCACGATGAAGCAAACTCCATTTGAAGTTTGAACATCTGCTCATCTTTCAGTAGCTTTGCATTACGCGCATTCTCCAAACAAGCCTTTGCTCGTGTTAAACGCGCCCCTAAACGAAAACCTTCTTTAAAAGTATCTTCGTAATCTTTTTTAAGTTTCATTTCTTTCTCCTTTTTAATGGTTTCTTTAATGCTTTTGCCAAACTCTTTTTTCCTTTTTTGTCTGACGTTTCATTTGAATGAGGCTCTAATTTATGCCAAAACAGTATATTTTCTGCTTGTCTTTTCCTACGTCCTTTTAAAAAACCCATTCTTTCTCCTTCGTTAAGTGAGTAGGGGGATTCTTTGACTACCCCCAACCTTTTCCCGACAAGTCAACCTGTCATAGTTAACCAGTACTTCAGTACCAACCCTCACACCCTCAGTCATTCGACCATACTTTGTGAGAACCGTGCCTTACTACCTTGTTACAGTTGTTCAGCCATACTCAGAGAATGTTGCACCATTCTCATTTAATTGAGTCTTTAATCTAATTTAATGGGACAGTCAAGAACTATTTTCAACAAACATATTGGACTCAAGACACCATGTTTGGACGTATACAGGATTGATACCTACTTCCTCTGCTCTTTGATAGACATTGTTTTCTACAATAACACGGCGGTTTTCACATACCTCTTGATTAAAATATAATTCTGCTTGATGCTTGACGGACGGCATACCAGGAACAGAGAACATCGAAATTAATAACCAAATCTTAATCACCTGCATCACCCCAGTTGTCACCGCATTCAACGTCGACTTTACTAGGGACGGCAAGTTTAACACAGTTTTCCATAATGTCTTTAATTTTAGACTTATCCTCTTCGCTTGCAACAGAAAAGTCTAATTCATCATGGACTTGGATGTGTGCTAAATATCCTTCTTTGTGTAATTCTAACATCGCTTTCTTTGTTTGATCAGCAGCAGAACCTTGTATCAATCTATTAAGTGCTTTGTAGGTCCAGGCGCGTTTAATCATACTTTCGCCGTATTGTTGCTGGGCCTCGGTCAGTGGTAGGGCTTTCTGTCCCCACTCATTCGTTGGTTCCCATAAATCAAAACGGCAACGTCTACCCTCTAGCGTAGAGAGATAACCTTTTTTCCCTGCTTTACTCATGGTGTCGTTCATCAATTGCTTAACAAATGGTACGCGTTCATTGTACGCTGCTAATAGGTCACTAGCTGTCTCTAAATTAACACCAAGCTGTGACATCAGCTTACCCTTACCCATACC